ATGATTTTGTTTACTTCTCTCATTTTATACCTTTTTCAGCCAATAACAATTTAATATCTTGCATCCCTTCACAAAGTTCTTTCAATAGGTTTTTAACTTCACCTTCTTGCCTTTCTAAATAAAACACCCTTGATTTTATTTTTGTTAGATCGTTTGACATTTTAATATAAGTTCCTAATATTCCCGTGAAACACGAAAACGCTAAAATTATTAATTCCATTTTTTATAATTGTTCCAATCTGATGGTTCCCGTAAAATTAACAATTGCATTTCCACTCGTTTTAATCAATGGCAAAATCATTGCACCTTTCACAAGTGATTGCGATAAAACTAATGAAAAACATTCATACATATTTGAACTTACTGTTTTTGTAAATGTTTGAATATGTTTTATTGTGCCTTTACTTGCACCCGCACACAATGGTTGAATATACCATAATGATAAATCAACCGTAATTCCGGCATTAGCTATTAATGCACCTTCAAATGCAACTAATGTTGGATTTGCGGATGTAACATTGTAAACAACCGCCGGTATAATATCCCCCCAAATAATATCAATATTATTGGTTGTTTGTTGTAAAAAATCGGTTGTCAAAGCAGGGTAAAAACTCCCATTGTAACCCTTCCAATTTGTGGAACTTCCGGTTTTGTTTTGATGATATCCGCGAATTGACTGAATGTCGATTTCTTTACCACCACCACCACCACCCGCAACCGCCCACACCAAATTACCGGTTGCATCCTTTTGGCAAGTTGTGCCGTTTGATGCACCCGCAAAACCTTTTGGAACGTGCAATTGTAAATCCGTTAAATCCTTATGTAAATTTGATGCCATTTTATTTTTCTTTTTATTCGTTTTCTTTATTATCCCATTGTGAAACACACACGGCAATCCGTTGTGTTAAATTTGGGAAATCCACATTCATAATTTCCGTTTCAATACAACGTGCAATGAACGCATCTTTTGGTTCATCTTGATTTGGTGTTGGTAATGGCATATCAATAAATAATCATTCCGTGTTGTTTACTCACGGATTGTTTTTTGTTGCAATCGGTTGATGATGATAATTTATATTCCGGAAATTCCGTTGAATTCGTATCTAAAAATTCCATCATTGCTTGTAACATTACATTACCCCTTCGATATGTATCTTGTTTATAAACGTTTAATGTTTTTGCATCAACCGCCTTTGAGAATTCAGGCATTGCCGTTACAATTCCACTTGATGTTGAATTATCTTGAATTTCGTTGATTACTTCAAAACGAACAAACCACGCAAAACACGGAATTAACCATTGAGCCAAAAAATTTGTTTCTTGTGTTGTTGGTGTTCCATCCGGTGTTGAATTGAAAACCTTTTTCAAATGCAAATAAAAGTCCGCCCCAATTGCACTTTTTAAATGTGCAAATTCTGCCATTTGAATTAAATTTTCTGAAATTAAATTGATATCCGTGTTTGCATTCGTAAATGAATATTGAATTGTTTGTTGTGCCGTAATTAACGTATCATATCCTAAATAATTTTTTGTGATTGCCATAATATTAAATTGTTGTTTTTGGTTGTAAAACTCTATCACCATCTTCGGTTGCTTCGAATCCTAAAACCAAACGTTGTTCATTAATAGTTAAAACCGTTGATGGCACAATATCGGATAAAAATGATACCGGCGGTTCATATATAATTTCAAAATCTGAAATATCTAATGTTGTTAAATCACCAATGATTTTTTGAATCTTTCCAAAAATCAAACTTTCAACATCTTTGATAATTGTTCCCATCACCATTTCCCACGCAACACGAATTTCATTTCCCGTTGAACTTAATTTGCCGGAACTTACAATTCCACTCATTGCCGGTTGCCAACGGTGCGAAGTGATAATGTTTTGGGATGTCAGTTTTTGCAATTCCATAAATGAACCATCTTTTGCATCGGATAAAACGGTAACACTTGCGGGTGCGGTATCACCATTTTTTACAAGGAATAAAATCTTTGAATTATTATCTCGCCCCGTCCATTTTTCTTGTGCTTCTTTTACTAATTTTTCCGCTTCTTCTTCACCCATATCACCATTGATTTCAACAATTGCGCTTGGTGTAAAATTATTTTTAAACTTGGATAAATTATAATTTTGTAATTGGTGATCTATGGATAGCCATTCAAGGGATGCAACAAAATCCGGTAATCCGTAATAATTAAATGTTGCTTCATAATCTTTGAATTGAACAATCGAAGTGTTTTTTTCAAAATCAGGATAAACCGGAACAATTACCGCATCATTTTTTGATGATCCATATTCCGCCCAATTTGGGTGAATGTAAATATGTTTTTGATCTTTAGAAACACGGCACTTTGTTGCATCAATATGGAATAAATTTATCCCACCTTCATATTTTACGATTTGCATATATGCGTTCCCAAATGAATAATAATCATCTATGATGCGCCCGTAAACCTCACGTAATGATTCGCCGGTGTTTACATCCTTAATAAAATCTTCAACATCGGGATTTTCGGAAAAAAAGTTTTTCCCCATAGATAAGATTTTTTTTTGACCTAAAATTGCACGGTGTGTTGGTGATTGCCTTTTTACCTCCGCTAAAAATTGTGGAAATAAATTATCTTCACCACTCGGAACAAACGGTGTGCGAATAGATTTTAAATTAACGTCCTCACGTATTTTTTCGGGAACGCCAATATTGAAAACATCGAATTTAGTAAAACCTTTTTTTTTCGCAACGTCTTTAATCGTTTGCGTTGTTTTCTTCGATTTCTTCATTTTTTTGTGTTGATTTGATTTCCTTTACGTGTTGAAATCCAATTTTATACAATTCTTTTAATTCCTTTTGTGTTACTTGTGTTGGGTAATAATCCCTTCCATTATGTCGAAATTTTTTCGCCCTTGCAACATCTTGTGTTAATTTATATTTAGCCATTTTAATTTATTTTTATTTTTCTAAAATTACAACTTTTATTTTTTAGATAAAAAAAATTGGGAACACTCTTAAATGTTCCCAATCTTATTTGAATACATTTCAAATTTAATCTAATTTTTACATATTAAATAACCTCCATTTAAATAAATGGTGCAACGGTTGTGCTTCCCGTATATTCACGCGGGTATTCGCCTTGTTGCGTTGTTATTGTGATCAAAGTTCCGTTTGCATCTTGCAATGCCATACCGGTTGCCTCTGCACCGCTTGTAAACTCCATATATGCGGTTTCATCAAAAATTTCATCCCAACCTAAAACAAACTTATATGTTGCGGGTATTGGTGAAACGCAATCATCTGCATAAGATTCAACAACCGCCGTAATTCCGCATGATGTAACTAATTCCATTAAATCAAAATTCACAACTCCGGTTACTTTTGGAATGTAAAATTCTAATGAAATATCAATCATTGTTGAACCGTTTTCACGTGTTGCATCCGCCGTAAATCCCGCCGTTCCACGATCAAATTGCCATTTGTAAAATACTTTTGATGCAACCATTGTTACCGCATCGTAATCTAATAATCCCGCCGTTGTTCCCGCCGTGAATGATTCAATATCATCCGTGTTTGTTAACCAAATTGTTTTTAATCCGCCACGTCTATTGCGGTCGCAACAAACAACGGTGTGTCCTGATGTTATAGCCATAATTTTTTTTTATTTAATTTTATTAATATCCAATTACAACCAATGAATCATGCAAGAATTGAACGCCTAATTTGAAATATGCACGAACATAAACTTTTTCCGTTAGATCATCATAAAACATTTTCATTTCACCTTCGGGATCGTTTGTATCGGTTCCAACTGCTAAGTTTTGTTTTGCTACGTAAACCGCACGAACATCCGTTGCAATTGCACGTTGTGTTGTTGCAACATCCCAATCATACATTGGTATTACTTCAACACCTCTGAAATACACTTTCATTGATCCATCAACTAATTGTGAAAATCCCTCCGCATTTCCCAAATCTTCTAATGAAGTTAAGTAATCATCATAAATTAAACGTGAAACATAAAATCCTTTTTCATTATTTGCAACACCTTGTAATGCACTTGGTGCATTCGCCCACATTGCACGTAATGCCGTTAAACCATTTCCGGCAATAAACGCACCGGATGCCGGAATTGTTACTTTGTTTCCATTAACAACCGCATCCGCTTCTAACAATTTCCACCATCCATTTGTTGAATTGTAGCATGATGCACTTGCACCCGCTTCCGCCGTATCACCAAACCATGCCAAACGGATCACATCACGAGAAATGCCATTTCTAACATTTTGTAAAATGGTATCCATTAGTTGTGTTCCTTCTAAATTAAAAACGTTAATTCCATTTCTAAATGATTCTTCTAAATATGTTCCAAAGAATTCATCTTGACATTGTGAAACGGCTACACGCATACGCCCCGCCGTAATTACTTTATCATTTACATCAAAAACATTTCCCGTGTCCGTTGATGAACATCCGGTGTATTTTTGAACTATACAACTAAGCGAATCCGCCGTGTATAAATTCATAACGTGTTTCACGTTTGGTATTACTCGGAATTGCATTAAATCCGAATCACGAAAGATTGGTTCCAAAAACAATTCCGTAAAATTCGCACCGCTATAAGTTGCGGTGATATTGTCATGTGCTACGTTTGCCATTTTATTTTTATTTTAATTTTAATTTTTTTGTTATGCTTTGCGTTGTAGTGTTTTCACCATTGCATTAAAAAATGCCATGTTTGGATCCATTATTGAATTTTCAATTAGTTGTGGATCACCTGATGGTGTTACATCGGTTTTTCCCGCTTTGATTTTTGAAATTTCTTTTGCTTGATTTAGAATTTCAAGGTTTGCAACTTCTAATTCTTGCGTTTTATTTTCAACCTCTGCTTCGCTCATTCCCATTTTTTCTTCAATGGCCTTTATTGCCATATCCAAATTATCAACACGGTCTTTCAATTCTTCATAAGATAACGCCCAATCCGCATTTTCGGCGGGTGTTCCTTCTTCGTGTCCTTCTTCGTGTTCGTTTTTAACACCTAACATTGATTTGATTTTTCCAATTAATGATGCTTCATTTGAAACAACATTTTCATTTTGCGTATTTTCCGCCATAACGTTTTGATTTGATTTATTTATAATATTGTTTATTTTTTTTTCCGTAATATTTTGAAATTTTGAAATGTCATAATTGTTTTCAATTTTCAATGATTGCGTTATAGTATTTGCCAAACCTAATTCCAACGTTTCGGTTGAATTAAACCATGATTCAACATCCATTAAATTAATATAATGTTGCGCATCATGTTTTGATTTTGATGCGTATATATCGGCAATCTCATTTCTGATTTTATCTAAAATGTCCGCCGTTTTTCTTAATTCGTTTGCATCACCTCCCGACATTGCAAATGGATTGTGAATCATAAACAAAGAATTTTCCGCCATTTCGATTTGATCACCCGCCATTGCAATAACCGATGCAATGGATGCACAAATTCCCTCAACTTTCGTTGTTACTTTTTTGGTGTGTGTTTTTAAAGCATTGTAAATTGCTAATCCATCGAAAACGGATCCACCCAAAGAATTAATATGAACATCAATGTTTTTATCCTTAACCGCTTTTAGTTCATTGATAAAACTTTTCGCATTAACATCAAATCCGCCAACCTCCGAATAAATATAAATATCCGCCGTTTCTGAATTTGCCTTGTTTTTAATGTCGAACCATTTATTCATTCAACAAAAATATATAACGTGAAAAATAATTTTACGAAATAACGAGAATAAAAAAACACCGACAAATTGCCGGTGCTTTAATTTTTGTGTTTTGTTTTTTTAATCGTCTAATAAATAATTTAAAACAATATCATATTCAAGTTTAAATAATTGTTTTAATTCAATTGCACTTAGTTCTTCAATGTCTTTATCTAAAAATAAATTTGAAAAATCATTAAGTGATTTTGTAGATTCATCAATTGTTTCTTTTGTGTTTCTAATAATATGTTTTGTGTTACTCATAATGGTTTGTTTTGGGTTTTTAATAAAGGGGTGCAATTCGCACCCCTTGTTTTTTATTTTACGATTTGTGTTAAATGATCATATAACAATTGCATTTGATTTTCAAATGATAATGGTTTTTTGTTTCCATTTTCTGATTTACTGAATTCGTTGTAATAATAATCAAGATACTTCTCAATTGTTGTTTTTTGTTTTTGTGTAATTTTCATAATTGTTTGTTTTAATAAATTTGTTTGTTTGTTTACGCTTTCTTCATTGGTTGTTTTTGGGTTTTAATAATGCGGGGATCTCACCCGCCCTTTTTTTTAATTTGTTTTAATTAATGGCTTTAGTATTGAATAAACCATTAAACCGATATTTGCATTAAAATATTTTGATTGACATGTTTTTGAATCTTTACCGTATTTTCTAACATCGCCAATTGTTTGTGCTTCAATCATCATTGCTCTAAGATTAATCATTTGGTGTAGGTTTGAATTTTTCATAATGTTTGTTTTTGTTTGTTTGATTACCTCAAAGATACAACAAACTTTTACTAAATCAACATTATTTTTACTTTAATGTGAAATTAGTTTATAAAACACGGTCTTTCAATGCTTTACGTGTCTTATTTTTATTTGATTCTTTGATTTTTATCTTGTAATCCGTGATAATTGTGGCATTTTTAGTGAATTTTGACCGGTATTTGTATACAATACTTTGAATTTGCCGGTCTGACATTTCATATTTTATTGCTAAATCCATGAATGTATGTGTAATGTGTCCTTTGTTAACCTTCAACAATGCATCAAAATCGTGAATAATTAGATAGTTTCTAATTCTTGTGGGTTCACACAACCCTTTTTCCGCTAAATGATACACAACATCCTTTGTTGTGGCATATTCTCCAAATCTCGTTTGAACTTCAACCCACATTATTTCTATGAAATCAACGATTAAATTTATTTTATTTGGTTTTGCCATATTTTATAAATGTTAAACATAAAATCCACCATCTTTTTTGCGCATCCACCACATCCAAAAATGTTTGGTGTAATCTTCGGATCAACATATTTTTGAAAATACGGTAATAACTCCAAACCATTTTTTCTTGGGATCATCCAATTACCACGTGCATCACGGTGTTTTAAAAATAATTTTACCATCCGCGTAATTTCTATTTTATCCGGTGCGGTTATTTCATTTGCAATTTCTAATTCTCGCGGTGTCATTTTATCGGTTATGGATTTTTTATATCTTGGTAATGTCAAAACTAACAAATTATTTTAACAAATATAATAAACGTTTACCATTTATCAACGGGGCATTTTCCTTCAAATTCTTTTGTTACACTTGTTTTTGCTTTTAATAGGCATTTACAAATTGAACATGAATCCGCTTTTATTAATCCTAAAAACTTTTTTGATCGGTGTTTACATTTACCGCAAATTTTCAATCTTTTATTTTGTGTTGCTTTATCTACTAAAAACATATTAAAATGATATTCTTGATTCAATATTTTTAACGGTTCTTTGTGATCGTGTAACATCCGCTTCAACCATTAAAATTTGTTGGTTATTTAATTGATTTAATATTGCATCAATCATTGATGTGTCATTGCTTTCACGATCGGTTCCAAACACCATTCCACCATCCGCAAATTTACGTCCACCACCCGCAACATTCATATTGCTTAACATTGGTTTGAACATTGCCGTTGATCTTTTATTTATTACCGCTTCCCCACCTTCTAATTCCACAACACGCCCACCCACCGCGAATTTTTCACCACCTTGTGAATGTGATTTTCCATTTACCATTCCACCTTGTGCAAAAAATGAATCGTTCATAATTCCGCCAAATTCCGCCGTTGGCGGTGCTTGTGCTTTAATAGTTGAAATTTGAATTGCGGTCATTGCTACACTTGCGGTCATTAAAATACCTTTTATAATTGCATCCGCAATAACATTTCCGGTTGCTTGGCCACCTAAAATTCCCATTATAGATTGGCCACCACTTATTAACGCTTGTGCAATTGCTAAATTTTGATCCTTTTTAAATTGTTCAATTTTTAATGTTAACATCTGCGCATCATGGGATGCGGTTATTTCTTCAATCCTTGCATCCCGTTCTTCGGTTGTCATTACTTGTGCCTCCGCACTTTGTTCAAATTGTTTTATTTCTTGCGCTTGTGATCTTTCTATTATTCCTAATTTTGTATCCAATCGTTCTTGTTGTAATCCATTGAACGCACTTAAAATATCACTCACTTGTGATAATGTCATATCAATAGCCATTAACAAATCCTCACCCGTGAACGGTTCACCATTTTCATCCGTTCCAAACAACGCATCTTGCAAAAATCCACCTGATCCACCATCCGGTTTCATTCCATCCAAATTTGCTTGAAATCCAACCACCTCACCTTGTAACCTTTTAATATTTGCAACTTGTGCATCAGTTGATAAATCGGATGATTGTGCCGTTGCTAATGCCAAATCCAATTCCGCTTTTGCTATTTTCAAAGCTAATGAAATTCTTTGATATGCTAAATCCGCACCCGCAATTTCAAGATCCTTTAAAACCTTTAATT